GGTGTTACCGTAGCTACCGGATATCATGTCACCTATAACATTAATAGAGATCATAATGGTGGTTCAAAATTGTGTCTGTCTTTTAGTTCAAGGTACGCACGGATCTCCTTCCAGAACTTATCGTCGACGTTATTGTCGCCACGGTAAGGGAAGTTGATGCGTTCAAAGAGTGGATATAGTGGCTCAAGGAACTCATCCAGGTACTGACCGAGTATGTGGATATCGCTGTCAGCAATCGTACAATCTGCATCCGCCACCTTAAACAGCTCCATAGACTTCTGGGCAACGACTTCGTCATCGTGATCATCTAGCATGAAGGTCTGCAGCTCGTGCATCTTCTTCATGAGATCAATAATCTCTTTGAACTCATCATCGTTGTGTGTCCAGAATCTACTGTGGTGACGGTACTTGTCGTACGGCCGAAGCTTATCCAGCACATCATTGTACTTAGGATCTACTTCTTTCAACCTTTCAAACCAGGTTGGTACATGAGGCAACATACATCCTGTTGCCCACTCTCGAACTTTATTGTGCATACTCCATTTGTTTTCATGTAGGACGGAAAAGAATTCACTGATGTGTTTGATGTTGGTGCCCACCATCTTCTTAGACAATACACCTGATACTTTGAACAGCTGTATGTCTGTGACCTTGGCAGGTTCCTTATCTGTCTCACCCATCCATTTACCATTGTAATCATTGCGGAACCTATGTGGCTTGAACTCTGTAAACACAGGGTTCTTGTTGACCATATTGGTGTCCGTGTTTGAGAACGGGTGGTAGTTGGATAGTGTGGGATACACCTCAGTCCATTCAGGAACTGCAGGGGCGCAGATAGTAGCAGCCAGTTGCAGCATAGCTTCATCTTCACTGGTGCCATAGTATGTTTCTATGTCAGTGTCCTGAATCAACTGCAGTGGTGCTTCAACCTTGTCCCATGTCCAATCTGTAAAATTATTACACCACTTCCTATCACCAGCGTGAGGACGTCGTAAGGTGTAAAGGACGACCTCGTTAGCCATGCTACGTCTTTCTTCTGGTGTCATGAAGCGGTATCTGTTCTTCAGATCTTCCTGTTGTTGCTTTGTTTCCATGGCCTCATCAAAATCGGCCGGCACTTCTATCTCGTCATAGTCAAACTTCAGCAGAGGACAGTCCTTGATGAGTTCCCAATTAGATGCCATGTGTAGATTGATGGAGTCAATCTTCTGCTGCACCTTATCGTCATTCATCATGTTAGTCATGTGATGTTCTGTAATGAGAGTAAGGGTTCCGTTGTTCATAAGGTACAGGTCCTTACGTGCAACGGGATTGCCTTTGACGAAGTACAGGTTATCCCAATTGACTGAGCCCCATCCTACTTCTTCTCTTTGTATCTGATACTTTCCATCTTTCCAAACCCTTGATACGTTACGCACCTTGTAACCTTTCAGGATACCACCAGGGGCGGCAAAGGTTATACCCGTACGAAACTTAGGTTTGATATTCTCTTTGTCTACCATCTCACCTAGCTGTCGAAGCACACTGTCGTTGTTGTTATTCATATAGATAACTTCACTGCACTTCTTGATCCAGGTAAGAAAATCATCTTCGTCTAGTTGCTCACTGATCACATTCGCTGCGTCCTGAGCTGCCCGCTCAATAGCACCTTGAATGTATTTCTTAGTGTGCTCATTCCATATAACTTTCTCACGCGATGGAGTAACTTCGACGCCATCCTGAATGACGACCTCGTTACCCTCATCATCAACATAAGCCTGACGTGCTGGACATTTGATGCCCACTGCACCCCATAGCTGCTCCATCTCGAGCTCTCGAAAGTCCACAAAACCATAGTTGATTCCCGTAGTGGCTCCTGGGGATTTAACCATGACGATGTGGGGCCTTCTCCAAGCCCAAGTGTCTGAGATAATCAGGTTGTCAGAGTTGTAGAGGACATCACTCCTAACACTCCTGTCCATCTCAGTACCATCTTCATAGATATACTTCATGTAAACGTTGTCGATGTAGTTCAGCTGATCCTGCACTGCATCTACAAACTTTGTGCGGTTGTGCCGCTTTACACCGAAGGATATCTTGGTGAAGTTGGGTTGATTCGTACTTATGTAGTTGACCTTTGTCCCATCACTGAATGTAATGTGACCGTCGGCCTGGAACTTCCCAACCAGGAAGTCCGTCTTGTATGCAAAGCAGTTCATCTTGAACAGCTTTCCGTTGTGTGCTGTCTCTACAGTGTAGAAATCTACTCCTGTAGAGAGCGGGACTTTCGCCCCGAGTCCGAAGGCCCCGAAGTTTTCCGCTGTGTTTCTCTTCGTCGAGAAGCCCAGCTCGAGGTAGCCTTCGAGTCTAGACGCGCCAATGCCCACGCCATAGTCAATAACACTAAAGCGATCACAATAGCCTGTGCCTGGACGCTCTTGATATTCCACAGTGACAGTATTACTATCGCTGAACCTGTTGACGTCATAATAGCTAGGCTCAAAGTTCGAGTCTCTGTACTCTTCTTCATGTCTTGTAATGTAATAGTCTTCAATAGTCTTCTTGCCAGACAATATCTCCAACGCAATCTCCTTCTCACGTTGTGAATCGCAGGCATTAGTTACCAGCTCACGGACGGTTGAAGCGATAGGTGTAGAGTATTGTGAGGATTGAAGAACATCGAAGACAAGTTTCTCAGCGGACTTGTTGATCCGCTTCTGTAAGCCAGCCGAGCTGCTCTGCACTGCCTTACCAATTGTCTTTATGCTCATAATAAAATAGCCCCTATTTTGTAGGGGCTATCAGTTCTAGAATTTTGTTTACTGTTTCGATGTTCTGTTTCTGATTTCGAGGAACGAACAACACGGGAGGGTCCTCTTGTTCCATCAACAGTTTCTTGAACATCTTCCACTTGAGTGGGAAGCGTTCGTTTGCGTAGCCTTTACACTCGATGACCCATTTACCATTGGGGTCTACGAAGTCAGGAGTGTATGTGATATCACGGACTTTGTACTTCTGTTTGTCCTGATATCCTGTCTTGCCATTGTCCTCATAGGACTCATTGCTGTAGTGAAAGCCTTCCATGAGAACGTACTTGTTCTTCTCATAGTCTGACTTGATACCAGCGTCCCTGAGTTGCCTGTAGCAGTGTGCTTCAAGCTGAGATCTAAACTTAATACCGTCTACTTCTTTACTCTTGGCGTTCCGTACTTTCTTTCTTGATGTACGAGCGCCTGTTCTCTTGCCTCTCGATGACATGCTTTGCTTCTTGTAACCCGTGATCTTTTATTAGATCAGAGATATCCTTTGATCTATAATACGAAGGGATG